ACAGAACTCTCGAGGTGCTCTAGATCAACGGCATCGCTGCCGATGATCCGAAAGCACTTTGCAAGTGCAGGATCCCCATCCAAAGGATCCGGCGCACGCCTTGGAACAGCTACCCAACAGAGGTATTCACGCCTCTGAAGATCAATGTTCCAACGCAGTCTGGGTACTTCTTCGCTGTGGAAGACCCATCCTATTGCAGGAGTATCTCGCGGGACCTGTGGCAGATTACCACAAGTTTTGTGCAAATGCTTCTGAATAGCACTTGCTGTCTGCGTATAACCAGCCAGAAATAACTGGTTAGCCGTAGCCACGCAAGAGACAACTCCCGAAGAGTCTGCGCGATCTGATGGAAGGTCACGACGCATGTAAACGGGTGTTACACGCTCGTTGTCGTAACAGTCCATACCACAAGACTCTCTGAATTTTCCGGTCCAGAAAGACTTGTGACGATTGACCTTGTATCCAAAGGATTCAAGGTCGTTACAGATCGCTGACGCCTCGTGGACAGGGACGATCAAATCGTCACCGTACACGTACACATCCCGTCCAAACGAATAGACGGTATGCGCGTTCGGACTTACACCTGCTCTGTAGATCCGTGAAGCGATGATCAACGTATAGAAGATCATCGACTCCATCGGAAAACAGAGTGCGGAACCCATCGAAGCAAACTTCCTAAGGGAGAGAACCTCCCCATTAGGTAGTTTAGCTCTCGTGGAACGGCATGCCATAACAATCTCCCGAAATCGGGGGAGAGCTTGAAGCATGTCCGAAACATGAGCTAAGGAGACTCGATCGCTAGCTTCAGACATATCTAGAGTGGCAAATTTGCCAGTTCCAGATGCATCTAAAGCAATAGCTTGATTTACTGACTGGTCACGAAAGTTAACGTGGCCCGCAGTAAACCGGCAGGTTTCAAGCCTACCGACGAGCCATCGACATAAAGCTTGTTGTGCATACATCATGCAAACAGGCTCAACAGCGATGACCCGAGGAGTCTTCAAAGTCTTAGGAACAAAGACAACCCTAACGGGATCTTCGTTCTCAGGTTCAACGAGTTCAGGAGGCTGGACACTATTGAGATTCCTCATCGAGGCAATCCCAAAAGCATGCCAAGGAAACTCCTTGTCAAGCCTTTTATGCCAGCGCTTGAAAACCCATTTCTGATTTCCAGAAATGTGCTCGAACGTTGCTCTGGGACCATGACGCGGCACGAGTATTTCCTCGTATGCGTCTTCAGGCGTAATCGCATGAAATATAATTTCCGCGACCCGCATGAAAGTAAAGTACAATGGTTCGTCAGAAGCATCGTTCACCTCGCCATCGCAAATTGCATAACCCTCAGCAGCTTGCTTGAGACGTGCATCACTGCACGGCCTCAAG